ACGGCGCTTTAGATGAAGCTGATAGATTTGATGCTGATACACAAATTACAGCGACTCTTATAGCTGCAGGAAGTACTGCAACTACAGGTCAAGTAAGTGTTACTTTTACGTATGTTCAAGCTAACAATTTACAAGACGCAACAGCAGTATAATAATTAATTAAGTGTGGGCCTTCGGGCCCACATATTAATGTTAAGGAGAAAAAAATATGTCAAGTTCAGTAACAACAGTTAAACAAACTATACCTTTAACAGCAGATGGGTTAGCTCAAAAATATGTTGGCACAAGTGCTACTAATATTACTAAAGCTAGAATTATGAATGTTTATGGTCAAGCAACAGCAGCGGATGCTGAAATAAAAATTTACGATGAAGCAGATGCTTCTAAAACAGCTTCTAAATTAGTATTTCATGGTAAATTTGGAACAGCGGCTAATCAGGTAGAGAGTTTTGATATTGCCGGTCAAGGTATCAAATGTGATAATGGTATGTATGTTGATTTAACTAATTGTGATTTTTGTACGATCATAGGCGCATTTACATAATAGAGGTAGCCAATGGCAAATACTACTTCGGGTGCTTATACTTTTGATAAAACCTTTGCGATAGATGATATCATAGAGGATGCGTACGAGCGTATTGGTTTACAAGGTGTATCCGGTTATCAATTAAAAACTGCAAAAAGATCTCTTAACTTATTATTCTCAGAATGGGGTAATAGAGAAATACATTATTGGGAAGTTGCTAATCAAAACGTACCTTTAGTAAACGGTGTAAACACATATACATTTTTTAGAACTACCGCTGATGGAACGCAGACAAGCAGAGTAAGCACTACGTTATCGGCTAATATAGCTTCAACATCAGCAACGACTGGCATAACTTTAACATCAGTTGATTATCTTCCTACAAACGGTTTATTATTAGTAGGAACAGAACAGATATCTTATACAGGTTTTTCATCCACAGAATTAACAGGTGTTGTTAGAGGAGCAAATGGTACAACGGCTGCTACTCATACAAGTGGAGATGAAGTAAATCAATTTGTAAGTGGTATGGATGATATTTTAGAAGCTAACTATAGAAATGCTTCTAACGTAGATTCTCCATTAACAAAAGTAAGTAGATCTCAATACCAAGCTTATTCTAACAAAACAGATACAGGTACGCCTACATCATATTTTGTAGAAAGATTTATTGATAGAGTTACTATGACTATTTATTTAACACCAGGAGCATCACAAGCTGGTCACCACATTAATTTTTATTATCAAAAAAGAATACAAGACGCTGGAGATGCGTATACAAATGCTGCAGATGTTCCGTACAGATTTGCACCATGTATGACAGCAGGTTTAGCATTTTATCTATCTCAAAAATATGCACCACAAAGATCTCAAGAATTAAAACTTTATTATGAGGATGAATTAAAAAGAGCATTAGCAGAAGACGGCTCTGCATCTAGCACATTCATAGCACCAAAAACATATTACCCAGGAACTTAACATGGCTGCTTACGCACAAGGTAAATACGCATTAGCCATATCCGATCGATCAGGACAAGTATTTCCATATCGAGAAATGGTTAGAGAATGGAATGGCGCATGGGTGCATACATCTGAATATGAACCAAAGCAACCGCAATTAGAACCAAAACCAGTTAGTGCGGATCCTCAAGGATTATTAAGATCAAGACCAGCGAGAGTAGCTTTACCTACACCAGCTGTTTTAAATTTAAATCCGATTACTACAGCTAGTGGATCTACTACAGTTACAATTACACAAGAAAGACATCAAAGAGTTACAGGAGACTTTGTTAGACTCTATGATGTAAAAGAACCTGTAGGTGGTTTAACTGTTGCAGAATTAGAAATGTCTACAACATTGAAAACTGCAATTAACACAACAGATACAACTATTGTTTTAAATGACTCGACTAAATTTCCTAGTTCAGGATATATCTGTATTGTATCTTCTGATCCTATAACAAATCTAGATACAACAGAAACAATAAAATATACTGCAAACAACACAGGCACAGGAACCTTGACTGGTGTGACTAGAGGATCTTCTTCTCCGTCTTATGGAAAAACCCCTGTAGCTACCACAGCCGCAGCTCACGCTGTAGGAGACAAAGTTTTTGGGTCTAGAGAAATAACTATTGTAGAAGAAAGCTTTATAAATGATGCTAATGCTACAGAAACATTTAGTAATAAATTCACTTTTGTGGTAAATTCTACACCGTCCAGCACACAAACAGGTGGTGGATATTTTGTATTCGGAGGACCGGTAAACGATAGAGCTTAATTATGTCAGGAATTAGTTATAACACTTTAGTTACACAAATTAGAAACTACACAGAAGTAGACTCTAATGTTTTAACTACAGATATTTTAGAAAATATTATTTTAAATGCACAACAAAGAATATTTTATGATATTCCTATAGATTCAGACAGATTTGTACAAGAAGGTACAATGTCTGCAGGGAACAATTCTATAAATGCTCCAGCAGGAGCTTTGTTTATTAGAGGTATAGAAGTGTTTAATTCTACATCTGCTACAACTGGCCCTGGTCAATGGTTAGAGAAAAAAGATCAAACCTATTTATCTGAGTATGTAAATAGAACTACCGGACCAGAAGGTGGAGTTTCTGGTAAAACGGTAACAGGATTACCAAAATACTATGCTATGTTTGGTGGTGCTACAGGGCTAAGTGATACTACATCTGGGGCTATGTATTTTGCTCCTACACCAGATCAAGCATACAAATTTAGAATATATTACAATAAAATGCCTGCTACTTTGGAGTCTAGTAATCAGACTAATTATATAAGTCTGAACTTCCCTCAAGGTCTCCTATACTGCTGTTTAGCTGAAACATATGGTTTTTTAAAAGGCCCAACGGACATGTTGACATTATATGAGGGAAAGTATAAACAAGAAATACAGAAGTTTGCGGGAGCACAATTAGGTAGACGTAGACGAGACGACTATACGGATGGAACAGTAAGAATCCCAGTCAAGTCCCCGTCACCATAAGAGGATAAAATATTATGACTATAACATCGGCAATAGCTAATTCTTTTAAAACAGAGATTTTACAAGGTGGACACAACTTTAACGATTCAAGTGGAGCACCTACAGGTAACACATTCAAAATAGCTTTATACGCAAGTGATTCAGCTTCATTAAGTAAATCAACAACTGCTTATGCAGCACCTTCTGATGCAAACGCAAAACCAACTTCAACACACGAAGTTAGTCAAAAGACTACTGACGGTGGCGCAACTGCAACAGGGTATGACGCAGGTGGAAAATCTTTAACACCTTCAGCTGACCCAGTATTATCTGGAGACACAGCGTGTGTTAAATTTAATGATATTTCTTGGACATCAGCTACATTTACAGCAAGAGGATGTTTAATTTATAATTCAACAGCAGTTACAGGGTTTACAACAAACAGAGCAGTGTGTGCTGTTAACTTTGGTGCTGATAAAACTGTAACGAGCGGAACTTTCACAGTTCAATTTCCAGCTCAGACTGCAGGAAACGCAATCGTTCAGATAGCTTAGGAGGGTTACCATGCCCGAAGTATCTTCAGGATGGGGTCGACTTACCTGGGGTCAAGCTAATTGGAACGAAGCCACTACATTAAAAACAGGATGGGGAGCTAAAGCTTGGGGTGAAGACTCTTGGGGCGATCTTTCTGATTCAAGTATTTTACTTACAGGTTTATCAGCACAAACAGCTGTTGGAACTTTATCAGCAGAAATAAGACCAGGTTGGGGTACATTATCTTGGGGCATTAATGGTTGGGGTTCTGTAGAAGAAGCCAACGAAACATTACCGGGTTTTTCTATATCATCAACGGTAGGGTCATTAACTGTGGCTGATCAAGCAATGGGCTTAACAGGTCTATCTGCAACAAGTGCTGTAGGTTCTTTAACAGCTACTGGAAGTTTATCATTAACTTTATCTGGTTTAGGTTTAGTTTCATCATTTGGTTTATTATCTGTTGATGATCACTCAGTAGGTTTGTCGGGTCAATCTGCAACAAGTGCTGTAGGATCACCTACTGCTTTACCAGAAACTCAAACAACTTTATCTGGACTTTCAATAACAAGTTCAGTTGGAGAAATTGAGATAACATCAAATTTAATATTAGATATAACAGGTGTATCAGCAAGCACTTCTGTTGGAAGTATTTCACCAGCGGATGTAATGGGATTAACTGGCTTATCTTCAACATCTGCTATTGGTTCTTTAACTACGGTTCAAGTAACTAACGCAAGTCTTGCAGGATTAGGTTTATCATTAACTGCAGAAGTAGGAGCATTTAACGCTATTCTAGGATATGCTGATGTCGATCCTGTATTGACGTCTAGTTATTCAAATGTTACTAGAACATCAGGAGCTAGTTATTCTGATGTAACAAGGACTTCTGGCGCTAGTTATACGGATGTTGACAGCGTAGGCTAGATGAAATATATATTAACAATAACGTCGAATTCGAATAGGAGATAAGACTAAATATGGCATCAACGTATACACCTCTCGGTATAGAAAAAATGGCTACTGGCGAAAATGCTGGTACATGGGGAACAAAAACTAATAATAACTTAGATCTTATAGAACAGATATCTGGTGGCTATAAAGTACAAACTTTAAATGCTGCTGGTACAGGTGCTAATACTACTACAGTAACTCAATCAGATGGAGCAACAGGTTCCACTGTTGCAACAAGAGTAATTATTTTAGGTGCAGAATCTCCTCAAGCAATAACTGGAAATAAAATTATAACTTTTCCAGTTCTTACAGAAAATTTTTATTTAATGAAAAACAGCACATCAGGTGCTTACACAGTACAATTAAAAGCAGCTTCAGGATCAGGCGCTACAGTAACATGGGCGACAGATGATAAAGGTTGGAAGTTGGTTTATTTTGATGGTGTAGCAACTAACACAGGTGTTTATGATGTTGGTTTTGGTGCAGCAACTTCACCAGGTGGATCTAACACACAAATTCAATATAACAACTCCGGTTCTTTTGGCGGAGATGCAGACCTAGTATGGACTGCAGGAACAGGTTTAATTATTAATTCACAAAAAGAACTAAGACTAGCAGACTCTGATGATTCAGCATACATTGGTATGAAATCTGCAGCCACAGTTTCAGGTTCATATACTATAACATGGCCAGCTGCAGTAGCAGGTGGAAATGGTTATGTATTAAAATCAACAACTGGTGGTGTATTATCTTGGGAAGAAGAAAGTCCTGGCGGAACAGCATGGCAAGCAATTAAAACATCTACATATACAGCAGTAGCTGGACAAGGTGTTTTTGCAAATACTTCAGGCGGTGCGTTTACAGTAAACTTACCAGCGTCACCATCTTTAGGAGATGAAGTAACTATTGTAGATTACGCTGGAACATTTGATACGAATAATTTAACGGTAGGAAGAAACTCACAACCTATCATGGGAACAGCCGCGGACCTTACAGTAAGCATAGAAAGAGCTGGCTTAACTCTTGTATATGTTGACGGTACACAAGGTTGGCTGCTAAAGGATAAATAATCCGATGGCTAATTTAAAAACACTCAGTGGTTTTCCAATACAAAACCTAACATCAGATCCTGTACCTTACGCACAAGCATTGGCAGATAATCCTTACGCAGGAGTTTGGTCTTCTGGAGGTGCTTTAAATACGGCTAGATTAGAAAACTTTGGAAACGGAGTAGGAACACAAACAGCAGCAGGTGTATCAGGAGGTTATACAACCGCTGATGTTGCTTTACATGAACAATATAATGGCACATCTTGGACTGAAGCAGCAGATTTAAATACAGCTAGATCTGGAACTTGGGCAGACGGCACACAATCTGCTTCTTGGGTTGCAGGTGGCGCAACTCCTTCTTATGTAACCAATACTGAAACTTGGAATGGAAGTTCTTGGACTGAAGTAAATGAAATAAACACAGCTAGAGCTTATGGTGGAGGAACTTGTGGAAGATCATCTACGGCAGGTCTTGTTGTAGCTGGGTACACGGGAACAGCAAATTCAAACGCTGTTGAATCATGGGACGGAACAAATTGGACTGAAGTTTCAGAGGTAAATACAGCTAGAAGAAAAGCAGGTGGTTTTGGAACTTCAACAGCAGCTTTTGCTGTGGGAGCAGCACCTAGCCCTGGAAATCCTGGCGCAACAGCTTTAGTAGAATCTTGGAATGGTTCTGCGTGGACTGAAACAACTGATATTAATACAGGTAGAGGTGCTGTAGGTGGAGCAGGTACAACAACAGATGGATTAATATTTGGATCAGAACAAACACCACGACAAATAACAGAAGCGTGGAATGGAACGGCTTGGTCAGAAGTTAATGATATGGGAGTTAATCAAGGTAATTCAGCAGGTGCTGGAGGAACAGGAACATCAGCTTTTATAGCAGGTGGAACTAATGGTAGCACTGCCGTAGCAAACACAGAAGAGTGGACTTTCTCAGGTTTACCTCCATCAACTCCAGCAGCAGATTATTCAGACGCAATCGTTGGACAAATGTATTACAATTCAACATCAGGACAATTTAAAGCTATTAAAGATGGTGGCGCGCCTATTGGAACATGGTCTAGTGGTGGAAACATGAATACTGCTAGATATAATGCAGCAAGA